ACAATTCCACAAGATATCGCATCGTCGATCATCCGTGGAGAAGGTGTACAACCTCTAGGTGGTCCAGCTGGATATGTGGCTCCATTCGCATTCGGTATTCCGATTGTTGAAGTTCCACTACTCCCTGAAGCACAAGATGGTGACTACTCAGGCGAAACTGGCAACCATGGTGACGTCCACTTGACATTCCCAAATAACGTAGTTATTGGTATCAAGCGTGATGTAACCGTCTATCGCTTCTTCTGGCCAAAGAAGGATGCTATCGAATATACTCTGTATACTCGTGTTGGCGTTCAAATTGAGCAAGCAGACGCATGGGTTGTTGTTAAGAACGTTAAGGTCGCTTCCTAATTTAGGATTTAGATCTGCTGAAAGGCCCCCATTAATTTGGGGGCTTTTCCTTTTAATTTACTAATGCTATAATTAAATAACCTATAAAAGGAGAAATTAATGTCATTTGATACATTAAAAGTTGCAGAGTTAAAGCAAATTGCGGAAGACTTTGCAGTAGACGTAACAGAACAAAAAGGCAAAAAAGATATTATAGCTGCGTTGGCAGAAGAAGGCGTAACTTGGGCTATTTATAAGAAGGCCAAAGGAATACAGGAAGAAGAAGAAGAAATGAATGCTACTGCAACAAAGAAGACAGAGGCTAAAACAATTAAACAAGAAGACATGGTATTGGTAAAAATGACTAGAGCAAATTTTAGTTATGAAATTATGGGACATAGATTTACTAAAGATCACCCATTTGTTGCTATGGACAAAGATACAGCCCAAGCAATTTTTGATAAGGAGGAAGGCTTTGTTATGGCAACTCCAGCAGAAGTGCAGGAGTTCTACAGCTAAGCCAATTAAATGGCAGAGATATACATAAATACTAATTCCCCAATTACTCACAGAGTATTTTGGCAGGGTGAAATAACTGCTTCAGATGCAGTACCAACAGTAAAGGTGTATGATGTAACCTCTGATCCTACAATCAGCCCAGCGGTAAGTCCAAATACCCTTTTAACAACTCTTACATCTACAGCATCAGAAACTGATGCTGGAAGTTATTATGTAAACTTGCCTCTAAGCTATACTCAGCGTCAAAGAAAATTTAAACTCGTATGGGAGTATGCGGTAGGGGCTAGCCCTGTTTCTCATACTTCATATGTAGATATAACAACTCCATATACAAATATATATGAGGCAATGAATGAACTTAATTTTGGAGTAGATGCAAGCGATCCAAATTATAAGTCATATGAGGATGTTAAGCGGGCAGAAAGATTTGCTCGTAAATTAATAGAAGATTATACTGATCAAGATTTCTTTACTTACGACGATGTAGAGGTAGTATTCGGAAATGATTCAGATATCCTTCCTTTGCCATATAGAATTACAGATATTCATAAGTTATATCACAATGATATTTTACTTGTAGATAATTTGGCTAACCCAGTTGTAAACAATTGGCTATATGAACCAATGATTTCTGAAAGTAATTTTGGAATTAGAATTGATAGAACTAGCTTACTAGACAATACCGTATACATTGCAAATGGAATGGTCCCGCCGACAATTAATGATACATATAACGGCATGGCATTTTCTAAGAATGTAAGGTATAGAGTTGAAGGAAGATATGGCTGGGAGGAAGTTCCAAACAATGTCCAGTTGGCATGTATAGAGCTAATGAAAGATTACTTTGCTAAAGATACAGTTTGGAGAAATAAATACGTAAAGAACATACAGACATTTGATTGGCAGTTTGAGTATTCTGGAGACGCATACACAGGAACTGGAAATCAATTGGCAGATAAGCTGCTTGGTGCATATGTTCTAACACAAATGGTCGTGTTCTAAATGTTGGATCTAGTAGATTCAGTATTGTCCATGAAGATGGACGTTTATCGACAGATCGATTCACAGAATCCCGATACTGGGGCTATAGTAAAAGAATGGCTGTATTACAAAACAGTAGACTGCTCAGCAAAAGGTGTTATTAGCAACTCATCATCTACCCGTACGAATAGCATTCAAGCATTTGGTACTAAATATGTTAATGAAGAAATTTTGCAAGTAAGAACAGCACAGAGATTGACATTCAGAGAAAAGATTACAAACATCCGTGACTCTAAAAATAATCCGATATGGGTAGAATTAAATTATCCAACAGAAACC